GGCGATAAAATGTCTGTGTTTAAGTATTTGACTGAACATCGCTGTAAACTATTACTAGATGACGTGGAGGAATTCTAATGGCAACAAAATATATTACCGAAGTTTTTGATGAGATTAATAAAGATCCATCTAAAGTGGCAAATTACAAAGAAGATTTTGCTTTTAAAACTGTATTAAAATGTGCTTTTGATACAGAGTATAAATTTGTTCTTCCTGATGGAGCACCGCCATTTAAGCCAGCACCTCAGCCAATAGGAATGACTGCAGCGAATCTTCGAATGGAGACTAAGAAGTTTTATATCTTCACAAAATTTAGTGATGTAAAACGTCTACGTCGTGAGCAGTTATATGTTCAACTACTTGAATCTTTGCATGCATCAGAAGTGAAAATCATTAATGCAATTAAAGATCAAAAGTTAGATGCGCTCTATCCAAAATTTACAGCAGAGTTTGTCAAGAAAAACTTTCCTGATGTTCTGCCAGAGGGTGTGGTGGTAGCAGAACCAGCAAAAAAATCGAAGGCGAAAAGTGCAGAGAAAGTGGGTTGATGCGTATATTGACATGGCTGAAAGGTTCGCAGATCTCAGCCATGCCAAAAGACTTAAAGTTGGAGCAATCGTGGTCAAAGAGCATCGTGTCATATCCATCGGATACAATGGAACACCAGCAGGATGGGACAACAACTGCGAAGAAGTTGAATATGTTGGAAGCGATGAGCAAATTTCTTCACCTGAGGAAATGAAAAAACTAGGATTTGTTGGAACTGATAATGGGTGGTATCGCACCAGAACTAAAGATGAAGTGATCCACGCAGAAGCAAACGCTATTAGTAAACTTGCTAGAGATGGCGAAGCAGCATTAGGTTCGTCTATGTTTCTAACGCATGCCCCCTGCGTTAACTGTGCGAAAATGATTTATGGTGCTGGTATTAGTTCAGTCTTTTATCGTAATAGTTATCGTGATGAGAATGGTATAAATTTCCTTAAAAAATGTAATGTTACAGTGGAGAAAATTGATGGATAATCAAGATGATAAATTTTTTGAAATATATGGAAAAGTTCGTTCTTTATATGAAGAATTAATACAAGAAGAAGATACAACACCGATGCAAGTGTTTGGTGTTTTTCTTGGAGTAATTGCGCAAGAGTTTAGAGATAATTCAACTCAAGAAAAGTTCAAAGAGTTCCTAGAGATTATGCAAAATCATGAGTGGCCAAAGGAGAATATGCAATGAGATGGACTATTGTTGTTGAAGAAGGCGATGATGGAGAACTCTATATTCCATTGAATCAGGATATTCTTGATTTGACAAAATGGAAAGAAGGAGATATAATTAACTGGAAAGATCTTGGTGATGGGAGTTGGGAAATGAGCAAGAAGCAAGAGTTGGAATGGGTTTTGGTTGATACTGTCTCGCAGTTTCGTATGCGATACATGGTTCAAGTTCCTGTTGGTAAAAAAGATTGGGCGCTTGATACTGTGACCATGCAAGAAGCAAAAGAATTTTCTCAGGAACATGTCGGTGAAACAATTGTTTCGCATCGAGTTATTACAGAAGAAGAAGCGTTACGCATTTGCGATGAGGATAATGATTACTGCAATAAATGGAGTGATGAAAAAAAGATTGACGTATTTTTTACAAAAGATGGTGAAAAGGTTGAACTATGAAATTTACATTTAAATCAAAGCAAGAGGGTTATGGTGGTAATCCAGAAATTACTGTTGAGTTCGAAGCAGATAGTCTTAATGATGTTTTATATTATATGGAAGACTTCCTTCGTGGGTCGGGATTTCGGTTTACTGTTGAGTTCGAAGCAGATAGTCTTAATGATGTTTTATATTATATGGAAGACTTCCTTCGTGGGTCGGGATTTCGGTTTGATGGTAACTTAGATTTTGTTACTGAAGAAGAATATGAAGATTCTTCTGATTATAAAGTTGATATTGATACAAGTTCGCCAATTGCGTTTAATTGGACAACTGAACAATTGATGGATAATGAGCAGGTCTTTATCGTAAATCCATCTGAATCGAAAAGCGAATATGTTGTTACTGAAAAGGGAAATCATATTAATCTTTCAATTAACGAAGAAGTTACTTCTTTAGCAAAAACAATTTGTCCTGTTTGTAAATTACCAACAGCAACAATGCAGAATTATGTTTGCTATGATAAAAATTGTGGAATGAAAATATGACAAAAGTATTCTCAGATGTTCACGTCTTTATGAATTCGGCAGGGCAGGATATCCCCCCATTTAATGCAAATCCATCAAAACAATCTGATCTTTATCTAAGATTGATTGAAGAAGAGTTTAATGAGTTGATGGACGCACAAATCCAACAAAATGACACAGAAATTTGCGATGCTTGTTTTGATTTGATGTGGGTGATTGTTGGATACATGAAATCTCGTGGTTGGGATTGCGAGAAAATTTGGGATGAGGGTTCTCAATCAAATCTTTCTAAAATTGATCCAGTTACTTTGAGAATTAAAAAACGTGAGGACGGTAAAATCCTCAAGCCAGAGGGATGGAAGCCACCTGATTTTAAACAATTTGTAAAATGATTACATTATATCTTGATATGGATGGCGTTGTCGCTAATTTCGACAAAGCATATAGAGAATTTGATCCCAAGAAAGAAGATCGAAAGAAGTTTCGTTCAGCTGTTATGGATTATAAAATTTTTGAAGACTTAGAGCCAATGCCAAATACAAACATTCTTCTTTCTCATATATCGAATCTTAGAGGGATGAAGGTTGAAATGCTAACATCGATGGGAACATTCGATCCAGAGCAGGGAGCAGAAGCAAAAAGGCAGAAACTTGTTTGGTTACGCAAACATAATATTACATACAAAGCAAATTTTGTAAGAAGTAAACAGGAGAAAGCCAATTACGCAACACCTGAATCAATCTTAATCGATGATTCGGTTGGATGCATTGATCCATTTGTTCGTGCTGGTGGTCATGGTATTTTACATAATGATTCTATTATTAGGCAAACATTAATGTTATTAGATAATATTGTTTTACAATTATTTGCTATTAAAGCATTACGATGAATATTTTTTATTTGGATAATAATCCACACACTTGTGCCGAGATGCACTTAGATAAGCATGTGGTTAAGATGATACTTGAGTATGCTCAGCTACTATCAACAGCACATCGTTTGCTTGATGGTAAACAATACATTGGAAAAACTGAATCGGGTAGGAATATTAAGAGATGGAAATTAGAAGAAGTTTCTCTTGATTCTATTCTATTCAAAGCATCGCACATCAACCATCCGTCAGCAATTTGGGCTAGAAAAAATGCGCAAAACTATATGTGGTTAGCTGAACTTCTAGAGGAAACCTGTAGAGAGTATACTCATCGATATAATAAAACACACAGTGTTGAGAGGTCAGGTTTGATGCAAACTCTTAAAAATAATTTTCCTAAAAATATTCCAATCGGTTCATTCACAGAACCAACACCAGCCATGCCAGAAGATTGTAAAATTCCAGGCGATTCGATTGCATCTTATAAAAAATACTATATAGAAAAGAAAGCGCATTTTGCGAAATGGACCAACAGACAAATTCCTAATTGGTTTACAGTATGAATGAAATTGAATTTAAAGAAAAATTAAAATCACACAATAGAGTTATAACACGCACAAATTATAATAATCGATTACATGCATTAGTCGATTTGGAAACACAGAGGATTGCTTGTGTGACAAATAACACAAGCACAACTAGAGCGTTATCGACCTTAATTAACGTCTACGAGTTTTCGTCTTGCAACAAACGTATCGCAAACGAATGGGATAAAACAATCACTCAAGAAAACTGCATTTACTGGGGATGGCTTGACAGGTATAAAACACGTATACCGACAGCACAAAATTTTAATAAGTTTGAAGAATACTATCGTTGTATGCTACTTAACGAAAAGGGATCTGCGCTTGATAGAATTCATATTGAGATCGCTTTAATTCGTAACCAACAATAC